GATGGTGTGCTTGATGGCCATCTGCTGTTAGGTCCTCTCTGCTGCTGATACGTGAACACTCCGGCGTTTGACGGGACGCGGCGCCGGCCGGAGCGACGCAGCCGCTGGTTCGGGAGCAGGTGTCTCCTCCTGTGGATCGGGCTCGGCCTCTTCCTCAGGCATGTCATGGGCTGGCTCCTCAGCCGTCTTGCGCTTGGTCATTGGCCAACGGCTCCTGCTGGTAGGTAGGACACCACATCCATGGCGCGCCAGTAACGGTGGGTGTCGGTCTCATGCCCCTCTGCTCCACTGGCCGGATACTCGATTCGCGAACTGGGCAGAGGGCTACGCTGACGGTCACCGAAGATGGCAGCCAGGGCCGTGGCGATCGGAATCAGGTCGGAGTACAGCAGCGAGTAGATGCGGAAGCGCCAGCGCGGCCAGCGATACTGCATCGGCTCTTGGGTGATCTCCGTCGGCTGGCTGACCAGGACGTAAGTCAGAGCTGGCAGGGGTGGATCCTGCGGCAGGACAACTGGGTAGATCTTGTCACCGTTCAGCAGGACGCTGAGGGTGGTGTCATCCTTGACGCTGGCCACGATCATCTCGGCGTCGGTCATAGTGCCCGCCCAATCGTCTCGGCCATCGCGTCGGTGATGCCCTCGTGCGACTCATCCGCCGCCTTTGTGGCCGGGAAATGCCCTTCCTGGCGGGAATCGCCGAACTCGAGGATGGGAGCGTAGGGGACTTCCGACACGACCTGCGCCTCGAGACCGTCGTCAACCACCCGCACCGAGTCCCGATAGCGCCCGGTCAAGACCAGGCCGTCGTCGATGATGTTGGTAACCCATCGCTCCCGGACGTGCTCTGCCGCGACAGCAACGCCTGCAGCGCCCGCCGCAGCCAGCTTGGTCTCATGCTTGGCAAGCGACTCCAGCACGCCTCCTAGGCCTTCCAGGCGTATCACAGCGGCACTCTCCGCGCCGTGACCTGGACGTGGTGCCGAGCCCCAGCCACATCATGGTCCACGAAGGTGGCCTGATAGACCTGATCAGGGTTTGCGTCTGGTCGGCGGATCTTGTCGAGCTCGCAGACATCGGTCCCGAACGGCAGGAAGATGCGCGTCTCGACCAGCTCGGGGCCTGCTCCCGGTCCCTCCGGCCAGCGACCGGTCTTCTCCTGCACCCGCCCGTAGATCTCAGTCACGTCGGGTCCGTCCCAGCTCACATCACCGATCAGGTCGGTGGTCTCGAAGCTGGTATCCCCCACCGGCTGACCGGTTGCGTCGGTGATGGGCTGGCCGGTCGAGTCAGCCGTGGTCGAAGGGTCTGGATGAGCCAGCAGCAGGCGATCAGTGAACAGGTCGAAGATGCTCATAGGATGTAACTCGGATCAGACAGGCCCGACAGGATCGCCTCACGCTGGTCCATGTACGACCCACCGCCAGCCTCGAAACTCTCGGAGTAGTTGCCGATCGTCCGCTGGGTCAGGCCGTACTGCGTGTTTTGGTTGAGCTGCAGCAGCTTGAGGGCGGTGCCATCCCGGCGCTCATCGGCCTCCAGCGGGATGTATTCCACGTCCACCACCCCGCGCCAGCGGTAAGAGGGATGCAGGCCCGTCTGCAGGCGCAGCAGGATGGCCCCTCGCGACTCAAAGTCCGAGTCGTCAAGCTCCTGGCGGTTCTCGATGACGGTGGTGATGATGTCGGCGGGCTGCGACAGTAGCAGCATGCCACCGGCCGCGGTGAAACGCTCCTGGCGCGTGCCGGATGGGCCGATGCGCTCCTCGATCAGACGATAGGCCTCGTCGATGGCAGCCTGCAGGTCGGCGTCGGATAGCGTGACGCCGATGCCGTAGGCGCGCGCGGTGGCCAGCGAGATCACCGCGTATCCACCACTAGGTCGATGCGACCCGACTTGGTGTCCCCGCCACCCGAAACCTCGACCTTGAGGCTGCCCATGATCACCGGAGCCGCGTAGGCCCCCGAGATGTCACCCCCTGAATCGTCCTGGACGGCCACAGCGGGCTGATACTTGGCATCTGCGGCAAGCGACGCCACGTTGAGCAAACTGGTCAGGTACACGCCGTCTGTGACGGCGATGCTCGGCGTCTCCAGATCCCCGACGGTGACGGCGATGCCCAGCACCGTACCCCGGAACACCCGCTCATAGGTAAAGTCGCCCGCTGAATCGGTGGTGATCCCGATGCGCTTGAGGAACATCAGGACTCCTTCTCCTCGGATTCTGAGTCTTCGCCTCTCTCCTCACCCGGAGATGCGGTCGCCTGCTCGATGAACGGCCGGTTCCGGTTGCTGACCGGCTCGAACATGTCCTTGTGCTTCTTGTACAGCGGGTCATCAGCCGAAGCGTGGGTGATGCCGCGCTTGATCATCACGTTGCCGTCGAGCAGGCCGGTATGCCGGGCGACGTAGGTCTCCGCTTGCTTCTTGGCAGGCATAGCTCCTCCTTCTGAGGAAGGGGGCCGGGCGGAACTGCGCGCCCGGCCCCGACTTGACGGCTTACGCGTGGACCTTGAGCTCGCGGAAGGCATTTGCATCCACCACGCCGGAGGTGTTCCTCCAGTAGCAGTACAGCGCCCGTGCGCCGATTGGCCGGTTGGCCCCGGTCCCGAACAGGTGCGGGATGAGCTCGACGCTCATGCCGGTCCTGTCCACGATCACGAAGCGGTTGAAGTCGCCGATGACCGCCACGATGTCCGCCGCGTTGATGGGTAGCGTGGTCAGGCCGGTGACGTAGCGGGTCGGGTAGCCCAACAGCTGGTCCGGCGTCCCCTCCCGGATGTCGATCAGGGTCGAGAACTGGCGGCTGATGGCCGCCACCGCCCGGGTCATGACGATGGTGGCGTTGTTCTGGTAGCGCTCTGGCAGGGCCGCCACCAAGCTGAACAGGTCGTCCTCGACGTAGGTGCCTGAGGAGGCGGTGGTGACCGTCTGGCCCCCACCCAGGCCGGTGAGCAGGCCCTCCGGCTCATGCGAGCCGTGCCCTGAACCACTCAGGAACTTGGTGGTCTCCAGCACGTCCTTGGCGTCGGCGAATGCCCGCGCCAACTCTCCTCGCAGACCGGGCCAGTCCTCGCCAGCCTCGATGCTGAACGGGACGAAGGCCTGCGCCTTCTCGACGTTCAGTTCGGGGCCGGTCAGGGTCGGCGTGTCGTCGCTGACCTCGGTCAGCTCGTCGTCGTAGGACGCGCTGACTCCGTCGGTCGAGACACCGCGCCACACGTTGCCTGACACGGTCACCACTCGGCTGATGGCCCTGAACGGGTTGGCCGAGCCGTCGCTGGTCAGGATCAGGGTCGGGTCGAGCGCGATGGGAGCCGGCAGAGCCGCATCGCTGATGGCCAGCTGACGAGTCTCCTCGTTGCTGAGTGGCTTGCCCATGACCATCTTGCCGAAGGCCCGCTCATAGGCCGGCGAGCCATAGCGGATAACCCGCAGCGCCATCTCACCGGTGGTGTCCTTGCGGATCAGGCCCTCGATCTGGGCCCGGGCCGAGTCAACCTTGGAGGCGGGATGAGCAGGCTGCAGCTTCTCGGTGATGAACAGCGCCCGGGCCACTGCCGAGTCCACCCGCTGGCCAGCGGGCCGGTCGAAGCCCTCGGGTGCCAGGTCGCGCCACTCGTACATCTCCTCGCGGTCGTTGCGCTGCGCGGTAGCGAACACGCCTCCCACGTCAGCGTGCCGCGCCTTGTCCTCGGCCATGCGCGCCAGGTCGTCGTGGCGGGCCTGGAGCTCCTTGACGCGACGGTCGATCTCCTCGTTCTCGTCGCGCAAGCTGGCGTAGGTGTCCCTGGCGTCGTCAGGGAAGGGCAGGCCGTCGAACTGCTCGTTCAGCTCGGCCATGCTCGAGTCGTTGGACGCCTTTCGCTCCTTGAGATCCTCGATGGAGCGGATGGTGTCTAGCTGCGGGTAAGCCACTTCAGGTACTCCTCTGTGTTGCGGAAGCGGTGGGTGGGTTCGCTGGACTTGGCCACCGCCACGCCAGCTGGCACTGGCGCGAGTTCCCTGGTGGGAACCAGCAGCCGTTGCAGATAGATGTCCGTGTCGCTGCGCACGCCCGCCGTTGCGCCGGCATAGGCGGGGAAGGTGACCGGGCCGAACTCGCGCACCCGAGCGCCACGGATCGTCCGCTCGGGTAGGCCTTCAGGGTTGTGGTCGGAACGCTTGGGATGGGGCTCGAAGTCCTCGAGCGTGACGTTGAAGCGGAAGGACGACCCCAGCAGGCCGGCCCTGAGCATCTCCTCCATGTCTCGGTTGTAGGAGGTGGGGATCAGCGGAACCTCGTAGTAGGCCCCGATCTCGTCCTCGCGAAGCTCGGTGATGGGACCCAGCGGCTTGTCGCCCAGCTGCGGATCCTGGCCGTGCTGGAACAGGACCTTCATGTCCGTCCGATCCTGCTCGATGGTGTCGGCGAAAGCACCCGGAGCGATCTGCTCCATGAACTCGCCCTCGAACAGGCTGCGGATGTGGGTCCACTGCTTGAAGACGCTGAAATGGCCCGACAGCAGGGGGCGCGAGTCCTCGGTCTGGCGCAGCTCGATGTAGCCGGGCATGGTGCGAATCAGGTCGTTGTGCGGCGGCTCGGTGCGCCCCGCGTTGATCTCGGCCAGATGCGCGTCGAGATGGCTCTGGGCCGCTGCTCGATTGGTCAGGCCCTGGGTCTGGGGCAGACGCGACAGCGCGTTGCGGACACCAGTGGCGTTGGGACCGGCATTGGGGCTGCCGTGATGAGGCAGCGCCCACGAGGACTGCAGCGCTGGATCGCCAGCTCGACGCCCGGCGCACACTGCGCGGTAGAAGGCCGCCGGATCATCCGAGGCGGCACCCGCGGCCATGACGGCTGGCCCGTCCCAAGAACTGGTATCGACGGCGCGCTCTTCGGTTTGTGGCATGCAAAGACCTCCTAAGTCGCCGGACTCGGAGGTCCTCGAATGGAACACGGCGGGCTCAAAAGGCCCATGTGCCGTTGGATATTCGCTTCTGAGGGCGAACCTAGCGTGCGTCTATTCGGTTAGCAACCCCCTAGGCGGCGCTGAGGGGCACCAACCGTTTGCAGTTTCGACACTGAACCTCAAGCCCGATCGAGGCAGGATCAGCCGCCGAGCGGCCCACGAATCGCCCGCAGCCGGGGCAGTGGATGTCTACCGATGAACTGGTGAGCAAGGGAGTAGGAGCGGCCTCGAACATCTCTGGGAAGGCCCTTACTACTGGATGATCCGAAGGCAAGACCTGATCGCGTTGGAAGGCACCGAAGGACGCATACCGTCCACTGGTCGGCCAGAAGTCACTCAACACCCGGACCGATTGGCTCGCTGAGTGTGCCCGGTAGCCGACCACCATGGTCTGCACAACCTCCTCATCGGCAGGAGTGGCCGCCCTCCAGCCTTCCTCGATCATCATTCTCAGGCGCTCGACCGACAAGGTGAAGGTACGAGCCGGAACGGGCTGAGGCGGAGGCGGGGTGGTGGTTGGAGGCTGAAGCTGCACGGATAGCAGGCCGGTATGCTGCAGGCGGGTCGGATCGGCGGAGACCACCGCATCTACCGCCGAGTCAGCAGTAAAGCCTTGGATCACATAAGAAGTGATGGCCTGCTCATACTTCTGGGTGATGTCGGCCTGATCCTTGACGTCTGTGCGCAGGAATGGGATGTCATCGTCGTACCACAAGCGCGCAGCGCCGTTTGGTCGCGTTAGGACGTTTTCGACCGCCCCACACATCTTCTGCCAGAGCGGATGCAGCGTCTTGTCAGCGACCAAGCGAGCTGCCTGCTGGAAGTTTCCGGCATTCAGGGAGGAGCCCGTCAGTCCCTCGCTGAAGGGCACGATGACCGGGTGCATACCCGACGCGGACGCGATTCGGGTCTCAAAACCCGACTGCAGACCCCGAAAGTCCATCTGCTGGAAGTTGGAACCGATGACCTCGGCCTCCGCTCCCCCGCCGAAGAACATGGAGCGATAGGCATTCGTAATCCCGCGGTGCTCCTGCTCAAACAGCGCCACCCATTCCCGGGCCTTCTCGATGGTCATGCTGGAGGGGAGCTTGACCGACAGGTTCGGGGTCGCCGCGTTGCGGAAATACGCCAGTTTGTGGGCCGTGGCGGCGGTATCGCCCTGCATCTCACGGATAATCGGAATCAGCCAGCTGAAACCTGAGTAGCGAGACAGCGGATCGCGCATCGGGGCAAAGTGAACGATCTCACTCGGCAGGTAAGTTATGGGATCGTCAGTGCCACCCGGTCCGCCTGGCTCGTAAACGAACCCTAGAATCCTTGAACCGGGATGCCAGCGCGATGCATCGGACCCAGGAGACCCGACGATCATCGTTGTCCAATCAGGCCGTAGGCGCACCATGCGGTCCTTGGCTTGCCGCAATCCGAAATAGTGTCCGGCCAAGTCAGCATCTAGGACCGCCTCCGATAGGAGGTCGGCGGTGATCCGTCCGGGCTCAGGACGATCCAGAACAGCCAGTTCAGGTGTACCAAAGGTAGGGCCCGCTTGGCCGTTACGCATCTGCTGCCATTGAAAGCGCGCTTGGCTGAACAGAAATACGCGTGCTGCGATACAGGCGTACACGATGCCGTTCGCGCCATAGGCTCCCCTGACCAGTTCTTCAAATGCGCCGCCGAAGTCGGCTTCGCGATTGGGTTGCATGGTGGTGCGCAACATGCCGAAGCCATCGAGGCTGAACATGTCGTTCCAATCCGCCATGGACAAGGGAGCGAACGAGGTTCTCGCTGCGAGCGGACGAGAGATAGAACGGGCCAGCGCGGTCAGTGGGTTCATCGGCTCAGGCCCAGCCCCAGCATGCCCAGAGCGAAGGCGATCACGCCGCCGAGGATCATGGCCAGCGCCACGGAGAAGGAAGCCACTCCTATCAGCAGGACGGCCAAGCCACTCAGGGACAGAAGGGTGTAGCCCAAGGCTGGGAGTTGCCTGCGCAGCTGTCGGCTGGTCACAGGCTGCTCCTCAGCACGAACGGCTCGGGTTCCGGCTCAGTGACTCCATGGGCGGCCACATAGTGGACCATTGAGGCAGCGCTTAGGGCGTCGATAACCCTCGCTTGCTGGTCAGCCTTGCGTGAAGTGATGGCTCGATCGAAACGGGCGGAGTTGTAAGGCAACACGCGGGCGATGGCATGCATGGCATGCTGAGTGAGCAACGAGTCTCCCGAATGCTTCAGCCAGCCGTTGCGTAGTCCCTCCATAAAGGCCTCATAGTCCTGCGCCGCCTGAACGTGGGTCTGTAAACGCTCGATCACCGTGCAGCCGAACTCAGCCTCCGCCCAAGACGCCAGGGTCTCGGCTTTGGACGGGTCCATGACCATTGTGCTGATCGGGTTGCGCTGGTGGATCTCAACCAGCGCGGCCTGAACCAGCTCTGGGTCCAGCGCCGAGCCATCGCGAGGCGACAGTGCTTGAGCCGCCTCGCGAGATCGGAAG